CTAGTGTATTGTGGAACGCTTGTGCTGATGCACAGAAAGCAGTAGATTATCTGGTTGAAAGAAGCTGGGTAAAGAAAGAGCTTGGTCCAAACGAACACGAACTGTATGAGAAAGGGACTAAGATATATTCATCTAACCTATTGTATGAAGACTATCAACATCATACAAGTAACATCTTTTATAGGAGGGCGTAATGAGTAAAGAAGAATTACTCAAGAAGATAAAAGAATATCTACAAGCTGATGCTGAAGGTCAAGAGTATTGGCATAAGATGTATGCAAAATTATTATTACAGCATATAAAAACTTGGGAGAAAAATAATGTATAGAAAACATACACCAACAGAGATAGTTGATAAGATAAAGTATAACTTGATACAAGACATTGGAAGTCTATGGGGTTGTGATACTATAACTAACAAAGGTGAAGCTAAAAATAAAACACCATCAAACATTGAGTTTCAAGTCAAATTAGATTTGCTAGTCGACATAATAAATATGGAGGTTGTCAACAATGTCAAGTAAAGAAAAAAGAAAGGGAACCTACCACGAAAACTGGTGGGTTTCTTTATTTAAAGAATGGCGTTGGTCTGCAAGGCGACAACCATTGAGTGGTATCTTAAAAGATTTTCCTAATGACATAGAGCTATGGGTGCCAGACAATACTGAAGTAGCTAAGGAACAACACCGAACAATAAAAGTTATATGCGAATCTAAATACAGAGCTAAAGGATTTGCATTACTATCTACTTATTTAAAACAAGAAACAGAAGTTGACTTGCTTTTATTAAAAGAAAAGAGTGGGAGTGCGTATGTGTGCTTCAATATAAAGAACGAAAAAATTAAAAAACTTCTTGGAATAGAATCAATATGAGATGTATGATTTGTAATAAAGCAACTGCTGTTGTGCAAGATAGGTACAGATACTACTGTAGTAAGTGTGCAATAGAAAGCTTAAAGAACAAACCAGCACATCAAAAGACACAACTCAAGAGAATAAAAAAAGGGTAGTACAATGGAGAAGTACTACCCTAATATTTGCTAGTTACTTTGAGGAGGTAACATAAACCATATGTATCATATGTACTCATATGTATGCAAGAACTTTGGAGGTATAAATGGAAAGCAAAAATAATTTACCAGTAGTGCAACGCAATAGTAGTTGGGCGATGCGTCTAGCTATGAAGGAGCCGACACAAACCAGTAAAGAACTAGAGAAAAAAATGTCTGATATATTTGGTGAACAATTTTCACCTTGTATCAAAACATTTAGTAGTGATTATGGATTTGATTCTGTAACAACTGGCTATGATATAACAACGAATGATAAAGATAAACTACAAGAAGCTTATCTTATTGCATACAAATCTCTTGAGCCTTATCCCAAAAGAGAATTAGAAAAACAACTAGAGATTCTATACAGCATACAAGCTAAGGTTGGTGAGGGTACAGCTAAATCAAAAGCAAAGCTTATTGCTCTAGTGATGGGAGATATACCAGCAGACTTGGCAAACTTTACAATAAAGTACAATGCTAAGTACAATAAGTTCTGGTCAACATACGAAGAACTATATAAACCTATTAGTTCTAAGTTAGAAGCACGTGAAAAACTTATAAAAACTCTTGAATCTAAGTTAAAGACAGTGTAAAATATTAACAATCGCATATACTTGAGGAGGTAATGATGGCGAAAAATAAATATAGTATCGGTGGGTCTGACGTTACAAGACTACTCAATGGTAATTGGTACGAGTTGTACTTAGAAAAAACTGGAGCCAAAGAGAAAGAAGATTTGTCTGACGTTATACAAGTACAGCTTGGTATCGAAACAGAGAACTTTAATCTGGATTGGTTTCGTAACCATAGTCCAGAAGAATTATGGAATGGCAGAGATATAGAAAAAGAAGCTCTGTATAATACACACGGACATACATTAAATGGTGTGAAGTTACACGGACACACAGATGGTTTGATTATGAAACCACGTTATCCAAAAGATGAACCTGTTAACAGACATAATCTTGGGCCAGTAACAGAACATATGAAATATGATAATACTTATGCTGTTATTGAATGTAAGCATACCAATCCATTTACTACTATGAACAAAGTAACAGATTATTATATGGGTCAGATGCAACTGTATATGTTTCTTACAAAAACAGATGCTTGTTATTTGTCTGTTATATTTGGGAATAGTAAGTGGGATTATGTAAAGGTGTCTTGGAGTCAGGAATATTTCGATAAGATATGGGTGTATATAAAAGAGTTTTGGGATTGCTTGAAGAAAGGTGAAGCACCATCAAACTTTGAAGTAATGAAACCATCATCAGATTTAGTTCCTATTGATGATAGAGTTCGCAGAGATATGTCACACGACAATGAGTTTATGCATATGGCACACGAGTACAAGCGTACTTACTATGATGCAAAGACTAACACAGAAGCTAAGAAGTTTCTTACATTAAGTGTGACAGATAAAGATAGAGAGTTACATTGTGACCTACTCTCTGTCAATGTATCTAAGGCTGGTCGCAAAACAATCAAACTAAATGAGGAGTAACAATATGTTATCGCAAAAGAAACAAGTGCTACAGCATTTAAAGGACCGTAAATCTATCACAAGCTGGGAAGCTATTGAGCGTTATCACGCTACAAGATTATCAGCAATCATCTATGATTTGAAAGATGATGGACATACCATTGTATCTACTAGAGAAACAGATGGTAAAAAGTGGTGGGCAAAATATACATTATTGGAGGTAGTAAATAATGGCTAATAAAATACCAGAGAATCTAGCCAAGATTCTAAAAGAAATTGGCGAAACACCAGCGACATCTCTATGGGATTGTCACGGTACTTGGGTTATCAATCACAAGTCTTTAGAAAAAATTGCTGTAAGATTTGGTATCAAGTTTGATGACCCAATCATAATCGAAACAGACCAGAAAAATAAATGTGTTGTACTTACTGTTAGAGGTAGACGTAATGTTGTTGCCGACAATGGTAAGGTAACTGAAGTAAGTGAATGGTCATTCGGTGAAGCTTCACCATACAATAATAAGAATGGTTATCCATATGCTATGGCAGAGAAACGTGCCAAAGATAGGGTAATACTAAAGCTCATTGGTATGCACGGTGATACATACTCAGAAGATGAAGCTGATGATTTTAAAAATTCCAAACCTAAAGGAGTACGCTAATGGAATATGATAATAATAATAGGGGTGCAACATTTCCCCCAAGACCAAAACAAAAAATGTTGTTTCAAGGTAATGGTGAGATTGATAACAAGCCACATAAGTTTGTAGTTGTGGCTGATGAATCACGAGATGGCAAACCATTTATGGAAGTGTATGTCAAAGCTGGTGCAATCTTTAACAACAGTTACAAAGAACCTAATGACAAGAAGCCACATTATACTGGCAAGTTAGAAATGTTTGAGAAGCGTATAGCTTGTTGGAAACAAACAAAGGGAGATATGAACTATCTCTCATTCAGAATCACAGAGCCACAAGAAAATGTAAGTGAGCTTGATGACGAGATTCCTTTTGGTAAAGAGTTAGACAAGATGGCTGACGATTTAAAGAAGGAAGAAAAGAAGGACGTGGATTATGACTGGTAAAATTACTGATTTAAAAATTGTTAAATATAAAAACTATAATATTCCATTTAGTCCAGAAGATTTAACTATGATAGAAGAGTTACAAAAATATTATCTTAATAATATGCAGATAACAATAAGTAAAACTCAGTTAGTTAAAACAGCATTAAGAGTTTTGTATAGACAATGCTCATCTAATGAACTATCTAAATCTAATAATAAATAAACTATGATAGGTGGTTGTAATCTTATAATCTTTAAACCTTTTTATATTAATTATGAGTTATGTTATGCTAAAGGCAATCACCTATCGCCAGCCAAGAGGAGGTAATATGGCTAGTCTTAAAGGAAGAACGTGGGATAAAGGTTGGGTAAAAAATACTGAGCCTTCCAAAAAAATTAGTGGGGGTTTTGAAGATGACCCAAGAGCTGAGGATTGGGATAAGCACGGAAGAGTGTTTAACCAGTATAATACTTTGCCAGCTTCAGATAGATGTTGGACAGATGAAGAAACAAT